ACAATGGCAGAATTGTATGCAGCACTGGAAAAGCTCGACGGCGGTGCGGCAATGGTGGAGACCATTAAAGCGGAAGTCGGGAAATTGAACGGCGAGTCGAAAGAGCAACGAGAAGCCAAAGAAAAGGCTGAAGCTTTGGTTAAGACGTTAACTGAGGCAAAGGACACGTTGACTAATCAAATTGCTGAACTTCAAAAGCCGGGAGCAGGAGAGCAAACAGCAGAATATAAGACTCTGCTGAAGAAATTCGATGACCTTTCCAAATCGTTCGAGACAGAAAAGGCTGCAAGGCAAGAAGCCGAACAAAAACGAATCCAGACAGACATCATGGCACAGACGGTTGATGCACTAACGAAGCACAATGCAATGGACCCGAAAGAGTTCGCCAAGCTTATTGTTGGCGGCATTGAAGTCGGTGATGATGGCAAGTACGGATTTAAAAAAGAAGACGGCACTGTCGGGACGATTGAAGACGCAGCTACCACATGGCTTAAAGGTAAGCCTTGGGCGGTGAAAGATAACCAAAACGGCGGCAGCGGGCAAGGAAGTTCCGGGCAGAATGCCGGCAATGATGTAAAAGCACAGTTTGAAGCGGCACTGGGGATATCCCAGGCAACGAAAGGAGACTAAATAATGGCGATTAATACGTTAGAATGTGCAAAAATTTTCCAAGACGGGCTTGACGCACAAATGCTCGCAACAGCAACATCGGCTTGGATGGAAGCCAACGCAACACAGGTGATTTATAACGGTGGCGACGAAGTGAAAATGCCCGAAATCTCGACGGCAGGACTTGCGACGTATGACCGTGATAGCGGCTTTGTACAGGGTGCAGTCACGCTGAAATTCGGTACTTATAAGCTTACGCAGGACCGTGGCAGAAGCTTTTCGCTCGACGCAATGTCCGTTGATGAAACGAATTTTGTGGCTTCTTCGGGCAATGTTATGGGTGAGTTCCAGCGTTTACAGGTTGTTCCTGAAGTAGACGCATATCGTTATAGCCGTATTGCGGCGTTGGCTAAAGCGGCAAGCCAAGAAAAGGCAACGTTTACGCCGACGGCTGATAATATCCTGGCACAGCTCGATGATGATATTACGGCAGTACAGGATATTGTAGGCGATGACGAACCGCTTGTTATTGTCATGAATCGTAAGGTACGCACGATTCTTAACAATGCGAAAGGCATTCAGAAGTTTATTGATACGGGCGACTTTACAGCCGGTACGGTAACGACAAAAGTGCGGACGTACAATGAAATTCCTATCATTGGCGTACCGTCTGCTCGCATGAAGACACAGTACGTATTCAACAACGGCACGACAAGTGGACAAGAAGCAGGCGGCTTTAAGGCTGATACTCAAGCGAAAGATATTAACTGGATCGTAATCGCACAGCGTGCGCCGATTGCCGTATCTAAAACGGATAAAGTCCGCATCTTCACTCCGGACGAAAACCAAAAGGCAGATGCTTGGAAGCTTGATTATAGAAAATTCCATGACCTGTGGATTCCGAGCAATAAGCTTAAGGGCGTATTCGTTAATACCGGAGCATAAGGAGGTACCATATGAATACTCGAGTAACTCGGCTTAATGAAGTTCAGTACGCCGATTCTGAATACCGTCTTCAGCAATTAATGGCTGAAGGATTTGTGGCAGATGAACAGCCGACAGAAGAAACGGAGCCGGTCGAAGAAAAGCCGAAAAAGGTAAAGGCAAAGAAGGCTGAAGCCGTAGAACAACCGGCTGAAGAAACGGAACAGGTAGGCGAGTAATATGGGCGTCAGTCGGGATGTGTTCGATAAGAGAATACGACAGGCCGTAAAGGCCTCGGCCATTGAAGTCCAGGACGAAGCACAAACGCATCACAATTACACGTCACGAACGGGCGAATTGACTCGCTCTATTGACATGCGAATGTTAACCGACAAGAGTGCCGTTGTATATCTTGATGAGGGCTTGGCCGATTATGGGCCGTTTGTACATGAAGGCACACGGCCGCACATGATACGGCCTAAGAATCGTAAGGCTTTGAGATGGGTCCCGACTGGCGGCAACTCGTTTTTGTTCGCAAAAAACGTTCTTCATCCCGGTAATCGCATGGATCCGTTCTTGTATAGAGCGCTAGATACGAAAAGGCCGGACATCATTAAGTTATTCGGTCAGTACACCAAGCTTGCTACCAAAGACATATGTGATGCCATTGAGCAGAAATATAGTAATGGCCAAGCATGTGAGATTGAATTCAAATTTTAAAGGGAGTGAATGCACATGTTATATGACTTGGCCGAAATGGCGTTTATGGATGAGCTACTTGGCAAAAACGTCACCAAGGATGACCTTGCCATTGCCGAAAAGTGGCTGTATTTGTTCGCACAGCGTCTTGGAGTTGAACAAGCAAAGGTTATCCGTAGCTTTGTGGCTGATGAGCTTGTAACGCTGTATACGTATCGTGAGACTTGTGTGCGAAAGGCGTACAGCTTGCCCGGAGCTTATGGGCGTGGCGGCGAAACGGACGACTTTTACGGCAAGAAACTCGCATATGTCCAGGGCCGAATAAAAGAGCTTGAAAGCTCGATTACACCCGAAGACCTTACAGGCGACCCGACGCAGTATTCCGGTTATCGGTCGTGTGAAATCTTCAGGGGGTAGCTGATATGATTATGTGGTTTGAGCTTTTAAAGCGGATTCAAGACGTTCTCATAGCGTGTAAAGTATCCGCACCTGTACAGCTTGGTGCGGTTATACCGCAGCATGCTGCCGTCGACGAAATCGGTAAAATCATGCTTGTTCGAGGAGCCGAAACGGTAAATGATGAAAGGATCGAAAACGAGCTTCTCGTTACGATTTATCTTGAAGCCTGGGTACGAAATGACGACCCGGATTTATCCGTTGGATACGCTCGCATTAGTGAGCTTGAGGGGCAAATCGACACAGCTTTAAAGCAAATGCGGCAAGCCGTCGGTTCACTAAATGAGGATATATGCGTACTTAATAGCAGTAACTATCAGATTTTAGATTTAAAAGTTAAACAAAAAACGGGCGACCTCGACGCATTGCGACCGTTACTCGGTTCGCAGTATACGATTGAGTGTCGCCTTTTTGATTTGACTCGTGAAGGAGGAATATACTAATGCCGGCATCAACACCGAAAAAAGCACTGGCACCGTCTGCAGCTAATTCTTTAGCGACGGTGGGTAAAAATTATTTTATTTATTTAAACACAGGGACCGATGAAACGACGGGTGCGGTATGGACTAAAATCGGCGGTCAGAAAGGCGGCTCTATTAGCCGTAAAGCCGACTCTATCGACGCATCGCACAAAGACTCTGGCGGTTGGAAGTCTACATTGCCCGGTCTTAAGGAATGGAGCATTGAATTAGATACCTTACTCATGGCCAACGATGACGGATTGGAAGCGTTGAACGAAGCCTTCCTTAAAGACCAACCTGTACACCTTAAATTCGAGTACCCTGACAAGTCCTATGTAACCGGTTGGGCGTCTATTACGGAACTTTCTATCGAAGCTCCGCATGACGACGTAGCGTCTTATAAGGGGACCTTGGCAGGCATTGGTCCGTTGTCTGAATTAAAGAAAGCCTAGAGAGGGGAACATATAAACCATGAAACAAATTAAATGCGACTTCTTCGGCAAGGGTGAACGCTTGTACTTCAATATCCAACGCTTGGCTGAATTTGAATCGGCGGTCGGCAAGCCGATTTATAATGCGATTCAGCAATTGTCCTTATCGGACATCATAACCGCATATGAAATCGGTCTTCGTCAGTATGGCCGTCGCAGCGGTCAGTTTTATTCTGATCGCTTGCAGGAGCTGTTCGATAGCGGTGAGGTTGAATTAAACGACATCATGATGCCGATTGTTAAGGCCATTACAGGTAGTGGCATTCTCGGTAAAAAAGCATACTTCATGGCATTCCCTGAAGAAAAAACACCCGAAGATGATGCCGAAATCGAAGCCGAAGAAGACGAAGCAGTAAAAAACTAAACGGGGGGCATAATGCCCCCTCTTCTTTTGCATTATGGGTACGAAAAGCCGAAAAAGTGGCTTATAGTATCTTGGCTTTAAAGCCGTCAGAATTCTATGAGCTTACGCCTATGGAGTTTGAAAAGATGGTTCAAGGGTATGACCTTCGGACTCGTATTGAAGACGCCAGAACGGCGTATATGACGTCACTTATTGTTAACGTTCAGCTCGATAAGAAGAACCAAATTAAAGTGAAGGATATCATGAAGGATTTACATCCTCCGACACGACTGGATCGTAAGAAAGAGGAAATGGAATTTATGAGAGAATGGCTTGAAGAAGGGGGTGAGTTGTAATGGCAGACGCAAATATTCACGTCAAAATAAAAGGCGATAGCTCCAGTGCCGAGGCGGCGATTGACAGAGTTGGTAGTAAGCTTGAAAATGCCCTGGGCGAAAAAATGGGCGGCATTGCCAAGAAGGCTTTAAAGATGATGCCTATGGCAGGGGCGGCGGCAGGCGTAGCTTTAGTTGCTCAAGAAGTAGCTCAGCTTGCCGGGAAGGTATCCGATACGGCTGACCAAATGGCACAACTCAAGTCCCGTATCAATCTTATCAACGACGGCACTCAGACGACAACCGAAATCATGGACAAGGTCTATGCGGCAGCACAGCGGTCTCGAGGTGGGTACGTCGAAATGGCCGACAGCGTGGCTAAGCTGAACATGCTTGCTAAGGACGCTTTCAGTTCAAATGATGAAGCGATAGCCTTTGTCGAACAGCTAAATAAGCAGTTTAAAATTTCAGGGGCCAGTGTTCAGGAATCGACGGCAGCCATGTACCAGTTAACTCAGGCCATGGCAGCGGGGAAGCTTCAGGGCGACGAATTCCACTCAATCATGGAAAATGCTCCTATGCTCGCACAGGCGATTGCTCAGCAAATGGGCATGACTGTCGGACAATTAAAGGAGATGTCATCGCAAGGGCTTATTACGGCTGATGTCATTAAAGAAGCCTTATTTAACAGCGCCGAAGAAACGAACGCCAAGTTCGCAGAAATCCCCATGACGTTCGCCGAAATCGGACAGCAACTCTCTAATCAGGCCTTACAGACTTTTCAGCCTGTCCTTGAACAACTTAGCTCAATAACCGCTTCGAGCGATTTCCAGGCTATTGTCGAGGGTATCGGAATATCCTTCCGAGTGATGGCCGCAGTTGCACAAGTTGCCGTTGCGACGTTAAAGGCGTCGTTTTCGGCTCTAATTACGGTTATAAAGTATGTGGCGTCATCGATGAAAGCCGCTTTTTCCGTCATTATTGGAATAGGCAATCAGATTAAGCCTATAATTGCCGGGGTTGCGGTAGCATTCACAACCTGGAAGACGGCTATATTAGCCGTATCGGTAGCAACCAAAGCTGCGGCCACAGCACAGGCCTTATATAAGGGCCAAATGGTAGCGTCCAGGATTGCGACCATAGGCGTTACGCTTGCATCCATTCAGCTTAAGGCGGCTATGATAGCCAGTGCTATTGCAACAGCCGGGGTAAAAGGCGTCATGATGGCCTTATCCGGCACGCTTAACCTGGCGAAAGTCGGAACAATGGCCCTTGGGGCTGCCACTAAGGTTATGAACGCAATCATGAGGGCTAACCCTGTAGGCATTGTTATTACAATATTGTCCGTTTTGGCCGGAGTTCTCGGTACATGTGCCGCAGCGACTCAGGGATTCGGAGAAACAGCATCGGCGGTATGGGAAACACTGGTTCACACCGTGGCCTGGGCGATTAATCAGATTATCGCTCTCATCAACAAGCTGATTAACGCTGTAAATGGCGTTGGAGCCAAGCTTGCACAGGTGTTCGACTTTGATTTCTCAGCTATTAATAATATTGAAGGCATTAGTCCTGAAGAAGCGCAGGCTGCTGGCGACACTATTAAATCCGCAGCCGGAGATGTGCTTAATGCACTGTCTGGTGGCGGTGGCGGTGAAATTGACGGCGGCGGCTATGACGGCGGAGGTGGCGGTGGTTACGATGCCGGAGGAGCCGGTGGCGGCGGTGGGTCAGGTGGCTCAGGCGGCGGTGGCGGTGCAGGTAGTGCCGGTAACCAATTAGCCGAAGAAGCCAAACGGATCCACGAACAAATTCAACAGAACTACCTCGAGATGTTCGGCAAGCAGAGCGAGTTAGTGGAGCTTCAGTACAAAAAGGAACTGGAAGAACTCAACAAGTCCAAAGACGCCAACGAACACTATCAGGAAGACCTGACGAATCTTCAGGCTATTTACGCCGAAAAGCGTATCCAGGCTGAACACGAAGAGCAACAGGCAATTCGTGAAGTGTGGAATAAAGTCCGTGATATGGCCAAGGATTTTAACTTTTCGATTAGTACGAAGGACTCGACAGGCAGCGCTTCACCTCTTACACAGCTCGAACATGACCATGAAGAAGCAATAAGCAGCATTACGGACAAGTGGCAAGGGTTCTCCGACGAGTACATTAAAATGACGAAGCAACAACAGGCCGAATATAAAGCGGCTCTTGACGCTAACGGCATTGCGTACGAAATTGTCGGGAAGAATGAAATTACATTCGAGGCCGAGAAGAATAAAGAACTCCTGGCACAGGAACAGGAATATCTGTTGAAACGTAACGACTTGTACCGCCAGATGTCTGAAGAAAAGTGGGCCATTGACGAGGCCTTACGGACACAGAACTTTGCGTCTTTGCAGCAAGCTTTGACTGACGAATACGTCATGACTCAAGACAATTACAACCTTCGCAAAGAGATGTTGGATGAATATCAGCAGGCTGTGATGGATTCATACTTCAACACACAAGAAATGTGGATGGGGGCCATGATGTCCGGGATTGATGCACTTCAAGAGGGGTTGTCCGGACTTCTTCAAGGAACGACAAGCCTGGGTAAAGCGTTTGAGAATATCGGCAAGGCCCTTATCAAATCCCTGGCTGATTATGTTGCCAATTGGGCGGCGGCAAGGCTTAAACAAGCCATTCTCGGAAAGACACTTCAACAGCAAGAAACGGCTGCAAGCGTCGCAGCAGCCAACGCTCAAATACCGCCTTGGACGACACTTGCACAGCAGGTGGCAATGGCAACTGGTGGTGTCTCGGCAACAACGGGTATGGCGGCATGGACGGCGCAGTCCGCAATCGGTGCAGCCGCAGGACTTGCCATGCAAGCTAAAAATACGCTTATGGGAAGCGCTCCGAACATGCACTTGGCAAGCGGCGGCGTGGCAGTCGGACGTACATACGCAGAAATCGGTGAAGGAAAGTATCCCGAAGCAGTCATACCCTTATCGACGCAGACGTATGACGAAATGGGTGCCGGCATCGCCAGGGCAAACGGCGGTGCGGCAGGTGGCATAACACTGAACGTGTCGGCTCTTGATGCCGAGTCTTTCGGGAATTGGCTCGAATCGAAAGGCGGCCGAGTATTACGGCAGTTCACCGTTAATCAGGACCGTGAATTTATCGGTACGTCGGGAGTGTGGTAACCATGGAAAAATTGAAGAAATTCCCTCGTATCAAGTCACTTGCGTGGAAGTCATCCAAAATGCAGCACTGGGATACGAAGTCCAAACGCAGCGGATCCGGAAGAGTACGAACAATGACAACGTGGCGGTATCCGCAGTATACGATTACGACGGAGTTTGCCTACTTAAAACCTGAAGAGTATAAGAAAATGATGGGCTTTGTGTCGCAGATTCAAGGCGGCACAGAGCCTTTCTTGTGGCTTGACCCTGAAGACAACGAGGAAAAAGGTATTGTCCTCGGCAAGGGTAGTCAGGGCGAATGGCAAGCGGTGCGGCGGTTCGGCGATTATACCGAGCCGGTCGCATACGTTGATAATGTAAAACTCTATGCTGACGGAGTTGCCATTGAGCATGTAACGACGGACGGCGGCACGATTCGGACTAGTGATACCGTATCGCCTGACGCTGTCATCACGGCAGATTACACGTACTATTGGAAGGTGCTGCTTAGCGGTGACTTTACGGCAGAGCTTGAGTATAAAGACGTGTATAAATCAAAATCCTTTAAGTTGGTGACCGTGCAATGAAACAGGCAGGAGAAGTATTAACTCAACACTTGAATACGGCAAAGTCGTTCCGCAGTTGCGACTTATATGTCCTTCGGCTCCAAAGCGGCATGGCGTATTACTGGACAGATACAGACTCAAACGTAAGTCACGGTGGCCATGTATATCGTGCAGACGGGCCTGTCATTACTCGTAACAAGACCTCAACACATTCCGATGTGGCGGTTGATAAGCTTTCCGTTTCGGTATCGTGCGATAAGCATGACCAAATAGGTGGGATACCGATACTGGCGGTTGCTCATAACGGCGGCCTTGACGGAGCGACCATGGAGCTTAAACGAGCATTCTTTAAGCAAGACGGAACATTAATTGACGCTGTGGATATCTTTACGGGTACGGTTGAGGTAAAGCAAGGCGGTGGCCTTACGATAACGCTTGACGTAAAGTCCGTTGTGCAGAAGCTCAATACAGAGTTTCCGAGTAAGCGGTACTATCCGCAATGCCCTTATTGTGTGTACTCCAAGGAGTGCGGTGTCGATATTAAAAAATACCGTAAGCGAATGAAAGTAACGGCACTTACGGGCGTGAATGCCGTCGGAATAGACGTACCGTTTGAAGACGGCTATTACAATGCAGGCGGTATCGAATGGGTGTCGGGTCCTCTTGCCGGGCAATCAACTCAGATAATGAGCAGCTCGAACGGTACCGTTATGTATATGAGTCCGAGTGATACGCAGGCTACTATCGGAAGTGAGGCCTATATTTATCCCGGTTGTGATAAAACACCTGAAACGTGTAAGAAGAAGTTTAATAATTTCGCACGAAACAGGGCCACTCCGTATGTTCCGTTGAAGGAGACGATACGATGAAAAGTACAGGACAAAAGATTGCCGATGCGGCACTTGAGTGGCTTGGAACACCGTACGTAAATAATGCCATGTCCAAAGGTCACGGAGTCGACTGTGCATACCTTCTTGTTGCGTCACTTATCGGATCGGGCATGATTACAAAGGACCAATTACAGATAGAAAACTACTCGAACGAATGGCATTTACACCGCTCGGAAGAGAAATATTTAAAGTACATACAGCAAGTCGCTGATGAAGTTCACGGAGAACCTCAAATCGGCGACTTTTTGTTATATCAATACGGTCGGTGTGTAAGTCATGGGGCGGTATATATCGGTAATGACAAAGTTATTCACGCCTTCGTTGACCTTGGCGTTATTATCTCGAATGTCGACGATATTCTGTTTTACGATAACCGAGGAAAATCAAGGCTCCGTGCCGTCTATCGATTCAATCCGAAGAAAGGAGGTGCAGCCTAATGGGATTTCTATTTAAAAAGAACAATACAACGAATCGAGCCGATATTATTGGCGATTTCCAAATTAACAGTGCTTCTTACGGCGAAACGGTACCTGAAGTCCTTGGGACAACCAGGGTATCGGGCAATATCATCTATTGGGATGACTTTACGGCACACGAACATAAGCACACAAGTCGCACCGGTAAAGGCGGTGGTTCAAAGCATACGGAAATAGACTACACATACACCGTAGCCGCAGCCATTGCTTTGTGCGAAGGACCTATAGCCGGTATTGGTAAGGTGTGGAAGGATAAGGAGGTTTATGAGTACCCTCAAGCCGACATCCAGTTATCCCTTTATAAAGGCGAATACGGACAGGAGCCGTGGCCGTATGTTACTAGTAAGCACCCTGAAAAGGCACTGCCGTACAGCGGATTGGCATACATGGCAGGCGTTGTCGACCTCGGCAATCGTGGCAGCCTTCCGACGTATAATTTTGAGGTTAAGGGGAAACTTCTCGAGACTGGTGACGGGATCGACGTAAATCCGGCTGATTATATTCTGTATGTGCTAAAGGCGGCAGGAATTGAAGACGTTAAAATCGAGGGTATTGAGAATTTCCGTAAGTATTGTGCGGCCGCTGACATCCTCATCTCGACACCGCCTGACGAATCGGCGAAAAAGGCACAGCAAATCATTAACGATATCGCCGAAATTACAAATTGTTACCTTTTCTGGTCCGATGACCGGCTGAAGATTGTACCCTTGGCCGACAAAGTTGTCGGTGACTGGAATCCTAAAAAGGAGATCCAATACAACCTCACGGCCGACGACCTCATTCCGGGTAGTGACGGGCAACTCGTTATATATAAGCGCAAAGACAGCTCGGAGACGTATAACCAAGCTACTGTTGAATTCATTAATCGTGCTAATGGGTACGAAAAAGAAACGGTGTCATTTGAAGTTGTGGCAGACGTTCAGAAAAACGGCATGAAGCCGGCTAGTAAAAAGACTGCACACTACTTATATACGAAAAAGAGAGCGCAGTATTATGCTGAACAATTAGCCATGAAACGCCTGTACAGTAAGAACCAGTACACGTTTCATTTGGATTGGGCCTTTTGCAGATTAGAGCCTGGCGACCTTGTGACGCTTACCGATGAATTATGCCAACTCGACAGGCAAGTCGTTGTTATTACAGCCGTTAATGAAGCGGCTGATGGTGAACTCGAAATCACAGCAGAAGGAAAACCGCCTGGCACATATGCACCGGCACGGCACGACGTACATGAGAACGAACGGCCGTTTACGGATTATAATGTTCCGGCTCCGTCTATTAACCATTATGCCATTGTACAGACACCTGGAGATGTATCAGGGAACGNNNCTCGTTCGGGATGGGGCGGTTGTACGGTATGGGTATCCGACACGGGTGATGCGTATAAAGAAGCCGGTAAGATTACGGCGCAGGCACGTATTGGACGACTAGCCGCAGCTATGACAGCCGAAGCGACAAGCTGCATAGTCGAACTATTCTCAGGTGAGCTTCGAGGCGGATCGGCTATCGACGCTCAGCGAGGGAACACGCTCATTTGGATTGACGGCGAGTGCCTGAGTTACGAAGGTGCGACTCTTCAGCCTGACGGGCGGTATTTACTAACAGGCTTAGTGCGTGGCCAATACGCCACGACAGCTAATAACCACGCCGAAGGTTCGCAGTGCGTCCGTATCGATGAAGCACTGTTTCATGCCCCGTACCGTACGGAAGATATCGGCAAGAAGATATGGATTAAGTGTGCGTCAGTAAATATGTTCGGATCCAACGAACAAGACCTTTCCGAAGTGCAGGCCATTGAGTATACGATACAGCCGTATTACATTCCTGAAGTTCGAAACCTTGCCGTATATACGAAATATTACGACTTGGGTGACGGCGTCTCGTCTTTCGACGTCATTGCCACTTTCTCTCCGCCGCAGATTACGAGCTTCGATACGGCCGAAGGATGGTATAAAGAAGGCTCAGGTGACTGGAAGTATGGCGGTAACGGTGACGGCCAAATCGTCATCAGTGGTTGCGAGCTTGGACACACATACGACATCCGCATTCGAGTTAAAGACAGGCATGGCAACTATTCACAAGGCCTTATTAAGCGATTTACGGTCGAAATGAAATCAGAAGTCCCGAATACACCGCAAGGCTTTGCCGTTACCTTCGGGAGTGCAGCCGCGTTTAATTGGCTCGAGGTGCGAAATGCTGATATTGATTTCTATGAGATTCGACATGACTTGAATCCGGGGCAAGAGGTCGGCCGTATCGGCAAAAGCACGAATACGACATACGTCGGAACACTGACAGAACGAACCGGACGAGTGTACCTATACGCTCATAATCCTATGAAGGGATACAGCGCACCTGCCATGCTTGAGTATAGTGTTAAGGCACCGAAAGTACCGACGCATATAACGGCTAAAGGGGGTATGTCGGGAATCGGCGTTACGTTTGACCCTGTTCCGCTCGGTTGCCGAGGGGCTAACGTATATGTCGACGATGCGGTTTACTTTACGCCGACTAACTCATTCTCGCTGATTCTTGCGCCTGGCGTATACCGAGTGCGAGTTGCTTATACGGACATATTCGGCGAGGGAGAAAAGAGCGGTGAACAGCTTGCCGCCGTGAAGCTTGAGATAGATAAGTCAATCATCAGTCGTGAAGCACTCGGCCTAGATGCAATAGACAGGGCTATCGCTAAGATTGAGGGTGACGTCGGGGTCGTAAAGTCCGAAGTGACAGGAACGTCGACCCGTATCACGCAGCTCTCGAATAGCGTTGATTTACGGCTCAATAGCTTGGATGGGAGAGAGCTGATATCTCGTATTAACCTGTCGCCGACTGGAACACGAATCGACGGCAAGCTGCTACATGTTACTGGCCAAGCACTCTTTGATGACAACATTGTTACTCCGAAGATGATTCAAGCCGGTGCGGTTACTGCTGACAAAATGCATGTGGAAAGTTTATCGGCTATCTCAGCGACTATCGGCACACTTCGAACTGCAACGAGCGGCGCTCGGACGGAGATACGAGACAATCTCATCGAAGTTTACGATTCTAACGACAGATTACGAGTCAGAATGGGGGTATGGTAACCATGGTAATCGGAATTGCTTTAGTGGTTGTAGTAGCTGCTGTTATATTGTTAAAAAACAAAAGCAAGAAACCGCCTGATACTGCACAGAAGGCAGAAAGCGTACAGACCGCAACGAAACATGGAGACAATAAGGGTGAAGCGGTAACAATCATAAACAACGGCAAGAAAACGAAAGGAACGGTGGTATATATGGCCGAAGGCATGCAGGTCTTTGATGAAGACGGAAACATCATTGTCAACACGACAGATACGATATGTAATTCGCTCGGATACGTTGAGACCGACGGGAAAACATCAGGTGTTATTGAGAATGCAGCGATAAAGAAAAACCGTACATGGGTAGCAGTGGTGTTCCCTAATTGGACGCTTGAATTAGCGGAATGGGCTGTTCCGGCACCGCCCAATATTGCTATTGAAGATGGCAAAATTTTGTATTCATACGGCAAAACAGCTATGGGAATGAATGGGATTTTGTACTGGGGGTTGTACTAATGGCAGAAACAGGATTGAGAGTATACACAGATGATGGAGAGATTGTAATCAATGAATCATATGTGAATTTTTGGTATGACAAGGAAAAAAGCAAAGACGAAAGCTTTGCATATGGAGTAAATTGCTTAACTGCATATGGTTGTAGTCCTGGGAATGAAGGTCGTCGTTATGTATTCTCAGCAGAATCTCAAGAACCGTCGCAACATGGAGTTGGATTGCAGGTCATAAATGAAGCCGGAAGAGTCGTATACGATAGTAACTGGAAGCCGCTTAAAGTACTTCACTATTCAGACAAGCCTGGATACGTTATTCCCGCAGATAAAGAATGCGCCATTATTGAATGCAGCGCAGAGTACGGTTATTCGTATGTCATCTTTGACGCTCCTGGAAGCGACTATCTATATGTGTGGAAAGAAGTTCATCCGAAAGTACAAAACGGGGTGGTTGTATTTGATAAGAAAGATAAGGGGGAACCGCCTCGGCACTATCAAGGTGCTTTCGAGGTGTTGACGACCAAGAGCCAAGGACAAACGGTTTACATGGTTGTCGACGTATCTCATATAAAGTAGGTGAGCGAATGACGATATTCAACGATGAACTGCATTGCGGATCCGACTTCATTCGGCGGTATGTAGCCGACGGCCACGACTTCACGGGAGCCTCGGCCGTTATGAAAGTCCGCACAGAGAATGACATCGAGCTTGTAGCCGCTGACTGCACCGTCGACGGGGACTCCGTCACAGTGAAGATACCTGGCGAGCGAAGCCGAGAGATTCCGAGACGGTACCGAATGGCGAAGTACGACGTATTCGTAACGAAGAAAAACGACTACAGTTACAAGCTCGTCATGGGTGATATGCGAATTATTTATGACGAGTCAATGCATTAGAGGGGGAATTTATAATGGACGAATTAAAAGTAAAGGTGAACTTCGAAAATCCGGTACAAGTACAAGCGGTTCAGATTCCCGGATTGCCCGGTCGGGATGGCCGAGACGGAACACCGGGAAAAGATGGAGAAAACGGACGTGATGGCAAGAGTGCTTACGAAGTGGCCGTCGATAACGGCTTTGTAGGTACAGAACAAGAATGGCTTGAAAGCCTTAAAGGCAGAGACGGAG